TTATAGAGACTCCTTTACAAAAAAATGGAACACCAAAATTCACAATTTATAAACCTGAAAACATACAATAATGGAAGAAAAAACGACAGTAAATGTTTCTATAGAAGAGATAACTTTTATGAAACACATGATAGGTTTAGATAAAATAAAACCTTTCGAAAAAGAATATGTACCATACAGAAATTACGCAGGTTATAGCAAGAAAGAGAAAAATCATGAAAGCCTGGTAGAAAGAGGTCTTGCTAAAGTAATATGTCGTGAAATGTTTCATGAATATATTTATTCTCTTACTCCACAAGGATTCATTTTTCTAGAAAAACTTCTAAACATAAAGATACATCATTAATATGGAAGGTAAAAGCATATCAACATTCGAGGATGCAATACGTAGTCTCGGATATCAGAAATTAGAAATCGAAAGATTTCAGATGTTAAACGGAAAAGTTCAGTTTGCTTTCGGAATATCAGGGAGACAAAGGATCATGTGGACGCATACCGGAAAGGCATTCAAGAGAGGAACGAAAACACCTGCTAAAGGTTATGATTTAAAATTTTAACAAAATGGAATATAACATAGACGAAAGATTTCAGACCCCACCAGAGGTTTGTGGATACATGTGCTCGATGATACCGAAAGACGCCTGTATTATCCTTGAGCCAACTCCAGGAAAAGGAAATATCCTGAAAGCGCTTGACAACATAGAACGCCCTATTCTGATACAAGCCCCATTGAACTTTTTTGATCTCGATAAGACTATTCGCTATGACGCAATCGTGATGAATCCTCCATTCAGCGATAAATATGCATTTGGAGTTCCTCAAGACGTACAAGAAAAGGGAATGAGACTAGGATATTACATCCTTACAGAATGTATGAAAATGAGCGATCATATTATTGCACTCATGCCATGGTTCACAATCTCAGACAGCGACGTAAGGCTCAGATTCCTGAAACAATATGGACTTAAAAGCATTACTGCATTACCAAGAAAGACCTTTCAATATGCAAGGATACAGACGTGTATATTTGAACTTGAAAAAGAATTTAAAGGGGATACAATATTTAAAACATTAACATTATGACAAAGACAAAGAATAAAAGGAGCTTGCGCAATCTGATATATCGGATGCGCAAACTTGGATACGAGATAAACAGGAAAGAACATGTCGCTGTCATGTCAGAAAGAAGACGGAAAAAGCTTGAACATAAGCTGATGGAATATGGTTTTAATGTTCAATATAAAATGTACCACCATGAATGAGGAGACATGGAAAAAATTTTGGGAACTGCTAGCAAACGCGAATGACGACTTGAATAAATTCCTTTCAACGAACCTTCCGACAACGACAACGAAGAATATTAAGAAATTCCTTCAGACTTTCGAGAAGATGAAAGAAGCTGCTGAAAAGGTGGACGATATGATGACTACACCTATCGACGCTATTGAGGTGATATCCCCATGGGAAGATGAGAAATTCAAGGAGGCATGGGTATATTGGAAGGAATACAGACTTGAAAGTTTCGCAAGGAGATATAAAAGCAGGGAAGAGAAAAAGGTGTTGGAATATCTCAAGGAGATATCCGACAAGGATATGAAGAAAGCAATGAGGTGTCTGGACTTCGCCATGGCAGGAGGATATCCAAGATTCTTCAAAGTTGACGAAAAACAATTTAATAAACCTTCAAAAAATGGAAATAAAGATTCAGACTCAGACTTTGACTGACGCATCGAGAATGACGTCAGACCTCAACACAATCGTGGATGACTATATCAGACGATGCAACGAGAATATCAGCAACTCTGCAAACGAGTTAAAGGAATGGCACAGGCCGGTATCAAAGGCACAATTCTGGGCTATGTTGAAATCGGGTGCAGAAAAGATATTCCTAGAAAGAGGCGTGAAGAGAGAATTCGTCTGCGATGACAATAACCGCCAGATCATAGAACAGATGTATCTATATCTAACTGGATCGGACAAATGTGAATGGAATATTCACAAAGGAATCTACCTGATGGGGAAAGTAGGATGCGGAAAATCGGTGCTTCTGACATCCTTTCTGAACATGCTGGAGACACTGACACGACACATCATCATTAAATGTCACGCAAAGACGTTGCATGAACTGATAGCAGACAAAGGGATGGAGGCGCTGTCATCACGACCGATGATGATAGACGAGCTGGGACGTGAGAATATCGAGCAGAATGACTTCGGAAAGAAGATCAAGCCGGTGATAGACCTATTCTCACTCAGATATGAAAGAGGCGGGAGGACATTCGTAACATCAAACTTTACACTCGACACTCTGGAGAGTAAGAAGGACATAAGCGGGAAGGTGATAGAGAACAGGTACGGAAACTTTATCCGCACGAGAATGGACGAGATGATGAACATCGTAACACTGACAGGCGACAACCGTCGCGAAAAATACGAAACAAATGGGTAAATTAGCAAAGACAATTGACGTATCAAGACCTTCAAACAAGATAGACGGTATCAAACAGTGGCTGAAGGAGAATTACGTAATCAAACTAAATACCTTTGATCACGATAAATCGTATATCGATGCTACTGCAGACAATCCTATCAAATACGAATACTCGATCACGGAGAATGATATATTCCTTCACATGATAGACGACGGAGTAAATTGCAGCAAATCATTGCTCAAGGCGCTCCTGTCGTCGCCGAATCAGATTGAGTCCTATAATCCCATATCTGAATATTTGGACAGATTGAAGGGGGAATACAGAGGTCTCAGCCAGATAGAAATTATTTGCAAGAAGATTAAGGCGCACGAGTTCGGAAAATCTGAGAATGAATGCCAGGAAAGATTTGAGTATATATTCAAAAAATGGCTCGTTGCCTGCATCGCCTGCATCAAAGGAGTGAAACCGAACGATGTATCTCTGGGACTGGTGAACGCTCAGGGAGGTATCGGAAAGACAACCTTTTTTGAGAATCTGGTACCGGGTGAACTAAAAGAGTATTACACGATCTCCAGCAAGGATGAGAAACTCTTCAAAATGACAGAATCATTTACGAAGAAGTTTATCATCAACTTCGACGAATTCGTAGGTATCAGCAAATCGACAGAGAATGAGTTTAAAAACAATATGAGCAGGTCGACGCTCGATATCAAGATGAGTGGTGATATATTTACGCAAAGAGTAAACAGAATAGCCAACAGCGTGTTTACGTCGAACAAGACACACGGACAGGGTGGATTTATATTCACGAACGACAACGGCCTGCTGAGACGTCTTGCGACTGTAGAGATAGATGCCATGGACCTGTTTACGACAAAGATAGATGTTGATCAACTATGGGCAGAAGCACTAATGATGTATGAGGGTGGATTTGATTTCAGATGGAACCAGAAAGATTTCCATGACTTTACGGAATATAACAAGAGATATATCATCGAGACAAATGCCTTCAGACTCATCAAGGAGCACTACAGACAACCGGAACCTAACGAGGAAAGTATGTTTATGATGCCTATTCAAATCTTTCGTGACATGCGTGATAAAAAACTAATCAAAAGCGGATGGACGAAGGTAGATGAGGTTACCATCGGACAGGCTCTTACCCTCCAGGGTTTCAACCGGCACATGAAGAGGATAGACAATATTCCAAGGTATGGTTATGATGTCATTCCGTTATTTCAGTAACAAGTATTTTATATCTATCAAATAATATTAATATATAATACTCTCTATTAAGGGTATTTTTTTATAGACTAATGCGAAACAAAAAAAACATAAAACAGCTTACTACCTTACTACAAGGTATAAAAAAGCTTTGTAACATTCTGATAATCAGTATAGTTTTTGTAGTAAGTAGGGGTATAAAAAAGTGCTTACTACACAGTTACTACAGCTTACTACATTTCGTTTTTTTAGAAAGGTTACTACAAGGAACAGTACTGATAGTCAGACAGTTAAGTGCTAAAATCATGTAGTAAGTATATAACAAAAAATATTTTTTTATGGAAAATCAAATAAATGAGAGCAGACCTTACGTGTTTATCGAGCTTCCGAAGCTTTTGCTTGACGTGATGAAGCACGAATGTATGAAATGTGGCGACGGGTGGCTTGTGAACGAGACAACTGAAATAGGACTGTTAATCGTGTCGCTGGTGTCTCCATCGATAAAACCTCCTCGATCGTCCGGAACGGAGGAATGTATTAAGATATACCTACCTGTTAATCCAAAGACTCAATACACCTTCACGCATTACTTCTTATCTGTGAAGCTGGAGCATCAGAGAATGATTAAAAATTATGTGGACGCAATGTTTCGTCTACATGTTGGACAATGGTTCCTCGAAGGACGGCAGCGAGGATTCCATCAAAAGGAAATTATCAACGCCGTGATATCTCAATACGGATTTAGAAGCAGTGCTGATAACTACGAGATGATTAAGAAAATGGATTACCGAACAAGGCAGAAAGTAGTGCGCGAAGTGAGGAAAGAAATAGAATCAGGGATCATTGACGACCGACATCGGAGCGAAAATCCCGAATTAACGTTAAATCTTTGATTTTTATTTTATATAAAATATCACGAAACACCGATAAATACTATATTTTGAACTTATATTATACAACAATTATTAATTACAAAAACAAAAAATGGGAACAGAGAAGCATTTACAGATTTGCAGTATCGCGATAGCGAACGTGGACGACATTGGGGTGAGAGAAGCTTTTGGGGGTGAATTTTGGAGAAACGAAATTACCTATAAAGGAATATTCAAAAAATACGAGACTACGAATGTGGACTTCTCGGAATCTGAATCACAAAGTGGAGGGTATGTGACTCAGGAGTTGAAAGCTGTTATTTCTTCAAATAGTCAGGAGGAACAACAGGAATATCAAGGTTGGAAGAATAAGAAATGCCTTATTCTTTTAAATTATAGTGATGGTAATACAAAGATGATAGGATCGAAAGAGTCACCGGTTAACATACAGGTCTCTCAATCGGGTACCGTACTCACCACAACATTACAGATAAAAAGGCTTTCATCATTCTTTGCCAAATTTGCAAAGTCCTTTGAATAACGGTGTTTTGCGCATAATTTTGCTTTTGTTTAAAAGTAAAAATTATGCGCACATCGAGATTATACAATACATTACTCAATAAAAAGTGGCTGATCGACCTCAGGCAGGTGGACCAACATACTATCTTGATCCAGAAATATCTGGATCATGACATTGAAGCATTCTCAGGTAAACTCCTGAGTGAAGAGCAACCACTATCTTACGAAAAAGTTTCTTCCTTATTTAATAATAAAGGTTCCGGCCAGAATGGAGACATGACCGGTACCATAGCTGCTATTATTCCGATGCACGGAAACATGCTAAAGGAAGGTACGATGTGCAGTTACGGAACTGAGGATGTAGCTCAGGTAATCAGACAGGCGGCGGATGATGACAGCGTAAGTGGTATCGTTCTCGATATAGATAGCGGTGGAGGTGCTGTGGATGCTATTGCGCCCATGGTAGATGCTATTCAGTACGCACAGCAAAAACAGAAATGTGTTGTGGCAAGTTGTGACCTTTGCGCCAGCGCAGCTTACTGGGTTGCGTCAAGGTGTGACGAGATCATCGCGAACAATACCATATCTTCCGAATTCGGGAGCATCGGCGTTATGATGTCATTCCCGGATTATGCAAAATACTATGAGAATGCAGGAGTTAAACTGCATACTGTATATAGCGATTTATCAACTTATAAAAATGCCCCATTCGAGGCAGCAAAGGAGGGAAAATATGAACTCATCAAATCAGAAGCACTTAATCCAATTGCCAAACGGTTCCAAGACACCGTTAAGGCTAGTAGAAAGAATCTTGACACGAAACAAGAGGGAATCATTCAAGGACGTGTATTCTATGCTGAAGACGCCAAAAAGTACGGTCTGATCGACAACATCGGAAATAAGGCATTCGCAATAGAGCGTTGCATGACATTGTCTGCAGATGCTGTCGTAAATGATTACATCCAAAATATTCACTAAAAAATAGGTATATATGAATCTAACAAACAAATTAGTTGCGGTGGTGCTTGGATTTCTCGGCATCAAAGCATTTGCCAAGGACGACGCCGGAAAGTCAGTACTCAGTTCGACTCAGGAGGAGCAACTGAAGAACAAATTCGGTGAACAGTTCGTAACGGCATTCAAGTCAGACCTTATTGACCTCGAGAAAGACGGAAAGGCGGCTGAGAGCTATCTCACCGAAGCGCTGACAAAGGAGATGGAGGCGGATCGAAAGAATATCGTCGAACTTCAGAAAAGAAATGAAGCGCTGGAAAAAGACATCAAAGACTTCAGGGCTATGGTCGAGAAGCTTGAGAAATCTCCGGCGGACTCAACAGGTAAAGAAGAAAAAGGGGAAGGAGAAGCTACTATGGAAAAGAAGCCATTCAAAATTGACATGTCGTTAAAGCACAATAAATTTATTGCAAATTCTCTTTTAGGGAATATGGAAGCTGCTTATTCGACAGACGGTAACATTGACACATCTGAACTTAAAGTTGAGTTCGGTAAATACGTGTCAAGTGAGAAATTGGAGATCATGCAGTCGCTGTTCGGTACAACAGACTCTATCAAAGAGATGAGTACGATCATGACTGACAAAACCGAGTATCGTTCATCACAGGGTCATGTTCCTCACGTGCTTCAGCAGTTCACTCCAAAGTGGACACCATCAGGAGGCACCAAGTTCACTCCGTTGACAATTAAGAACTTCAAGTGCAAGATCAATGTGCCCATCGTTCCATCTGACATCATGGACCAGGTACTCGGATTCATGTACGACGAAGGACAAACCTCATTGCAGAATATGTATGTTGTAAAATATATCATCGAGCAGATGATCAAACCAAAGCTTGCAGAAGACCGTGAGACTGCATTGGCACTTGGTAGATTCGTCGAGAGTGATGATACTGCAGCAACTCAGACTCCTGAGACTTCAATGGATGGCTATCTCACACTGTTGGTTGACTTGTACAACGCAAACGATGCTAATTTGAAATGGCTGCAGAAGGGTGTATTAGACACACTCGCTCAGGCAACCACCGACGAGCAGATTCGCGTTAGCATCGATAATGCCGTACAAGAAGTCACTACACTTTATAAAGATATCGTGATGACCGTCAAGATCGACCCGGACTTGTTGACCAGATACCAACGTGCTTATCGCGAGAAATATCCGAACACGAAAAATGCAGATGGAAACGTGTTATCGATTGATTTCAGCAACTTCTCTTTCGTTCCAATGAAGGGCATGCGTGGTACCGGATGTTATTTCATAACACCAAAAGAGAACTTCAAACATCTCATGTCTCGTGATCCTAATAGCATATCGTTGCGTATTCAGGAACAAGACTATACAGTCAAGATATTCGGCGAGTACTGGGAAGGTACAGGCTTCTTGATGAAGGAGGCTATCTTCGCCTACATCTCTGCGACATTTGCGAATTCACACAAAGCCCCAACCACCACCACTGAAGGTGCTTAATCAATAGGAGGTAAATAATATGGCAGCATATACACCAGTCTCGGTTCCGAAGCAGAGTAGCAACCAGGGACAACCATTCGGGAAAAAGAATATCATCGTCTTAATCCGTGTAGACGACATCCTGACTTTCACAAAAGGTGATGACGGAATCACCATTTCAGCGATAGCGTTAAAGTCGACCGCAAAACCAATCGGTCTTTTTGCAGACCCCGCAACGATCGACGGAAAAGATACCGTAGAGGGCGATGACTACGCTCGTGGATTTATCCACGACCTGGTATTCACACATCCGGGTAATGATGTTGAGTTCCGTGCTTGTAAGAATGCGCTCCTTAACGAGGATATGTGTTCAATCGTCATCCCATGCGATACTGCAAAGTTGACCGCTGACGTATTCGGTACACCTTGTACGCCGCTGAAGTGGTCAAAGGCCGACAGCACGAGCAGCAAGGATGCGACGAAAAATGAAATTGAACTCAAATCGAGTTTGCGTGGTGCTCCTATCGGAGTTATCGCAAAGACTGCGATACCTGTAACGGATAACGCAGATATCAACACCTATCTTGGCCTTTCGGCATCCGGTGCCTAGTTCTTTTATCATTAGATTGTTTTACGCATCCGCCAGAAATGGCGGGTGCGTTTTTTCGTCCTTTGCAATCGCAATTTAACATATTACATTTGTATTGTTTTAAAATTACGATTATGGAAAATAAAAATGAAGAAGGGATTGAAAATGCTGTAATACCGGCAGACGGTCCACAAAAAGAAACGGGTGATACCCCAGAAATGAAAGAGGTCAAATGCGAGGATAAAAAGATACGAATCGGTATCATTTATCCGTATAAGCCTACAGCAGATGATGGCTACAGCCTGAGACATTCTATCCGGAGCATTGAAAAGCACCTTATGCTTGATACTCCATACGATTTCGAGCCTGATGTTGTGGTTATAGGTCCGGAGAAACCAAGTTGGCTGAAAGATGAGAACTTCATCCTGTGTGATAATCAATGCCGTAATGCCCATGAAGCTAAGATACATTGTATTGGCGCTTATTTCGTAAGGGGTAATTGCGCGGATAAGTTTGTTTTGATGAGCGATGATATGTTTATCATCAACGATATCATCCTTGCGGATATTGAGGTATTGAAGGCAAATGGATTCCTTCCGGAGTCTGATGAGACGGCAATGATGCTTCGTAAGAATCATAACCCAATCTATGATTATGAGACTCACTTGCCTTGCATGATGAGCACAAATGTTGCTAAGCAGATATTTGATGAACTCGATGGCAATATTGATCTGTCTAAGTTACGCCTACGTTCGTTGTATTTCAATACCATCTTTAACAAGGTTGTTCCAATAATCCTTAACTGGAAAGAAGACAGCTGGGTGTTACCTATCGCGAACGTATCGCCAAATAGGATGCTTGTAGATGACAACCTGAAACATACCAAATTCATGTTTTTTCATAAAGGTGCGTATGGAGAGCCAAACAAGGCGTTAATCGGTAGCCTTTTTGATGCAGCATCAGAGTGTGAAACATCTGAATGATGATGGATGTGGAGAAGAGTAAAATCCTTTCATTTTTATGTTGATAAGCCAGTCTCAAGAGACAGTCAGCAACACCTGAGAGAAGAATTCACTTTTCTCTCAAACGCTGACTGTCCGCTTGAGCTTCAGGCGATAGTCACACGTAAAATAACGCAATATCATAAATATCACGAGCTATGGCCTCTGCTCTTTATCTGCAAGTCTCTTTCTGAATGCACGAAAGTAGCAAATGAACTCATCAATGCCTATATCGATAACAATAAGATATATGAAGAATTGAAGCATTACCAGCAGTATCATAAAGTGCTTGGACGACATCCAATATTCAATGAATTCGTTGCTCATAAGAAGTTGAGGACATTATCCATCAAAGACCTTATCCGCCGTGAGCAGCAAGTGATGAATAACATTTGGAGAGTGAAAAATGAGATAGATAAAAAGACAAAGCCGGAATTGGATGACAAAAGACGTGACAGACTTCGACAATACGAGTCTGAGCTATTGGAAATAAAAAGATTATTAGATGAAGGATAACAATGAAATAACAAAATGGAACAATGATCATCGACCTGGATGGTACTCCAAGATAGATATTATTAAACTTGAGTCATTAGCCGCAATCGGTTATCAGCCTAAGCAGATTGCCATGTATTTCGAAATACCTGCTATCGAGTTTCTTTATTATTTCAATCTACCTGCATCTCCCTTGCAATATCATTACAAGCGGGGAATCCTTCTTCAGCAGTCTACAGAAGGGGAGTCGTTGGCACAACAAGCTGTCTCAGGAAAGAATATTGCTCAAGCGCAGCGTTTCGACAAACTACGAGACCAGAATATATTATCATCCTCGATTGATCAAATCTTTTTTCCTGATATAGAATGAACTTTGACAACTCATATTACGACAGACTACAAGATTACATCCAGTCAGGATGTGAAACGGAACTTAATCAAGATGAACTTGATTATTACAATGCGCTATATGCCATGTTGGGAATATATCGTAAATATGGCCGTCAGAATGCCATTAATGTAATGATCAATCCTCCATTCTCAACAACCAGGCGGGTTGCAAACAGGATGATGGATGAGACTATCAATCTTTTTTATCTGAATGATAAGATAGAAAAAGAAGCATATCGAAATATGATATTTAATAATCTTGATAATGCCGCAAAGGTCGTGTTAAGGACTGCGAAGAGCGTAGAGTCGATGGAAATATACGGAAAACTGATGATGCAGGCTTACAAGGTGAAAGGACTTGATCAACCGGATGAAAAGAAAGAAGTTGTCCAGGATGAAAAAGAAATCAAGATATACTCCCTCAATCCTCAGGCTGTCGGAATTCCATCAATCAACAGAGATGAGATAGCAGGCATTATTGACAACTTGAAGGTTTCCGAGAAAGACCGTACACGCATTAAACAAGACGCTAACATCGAAGATGTTGATTTCGAGGAGGTAATCGATGACACGAAAGACAAAACTAAAGACGCAGAGTGATGATACAGAATTGCGCTATCAGAATTGGATGGCGCAACTGTGGTGTCTGACAATGCCATGGTCAGCCATCTGGATAACAGGTCGTGCTTCAGCAAAGACAACGCAATTCCTTGCTGAGCGAGTGCAACTTGCTGTTAAGGAATGTCCGGGCGCACCCTTTGCGTGGGTTTCCGATACTTATTCCAACTTACATAAGAATATTATCCCCTCATTACTTGAGGGGATGCAGTTCCTTGGCTGGACCGAAGGCGTTCATTTCGTGATCAATAAGGAACCGGTTAAGAGTTGGAAAAATCAGATGTATAACGTCTGCACCTCTTATAAGGAGGTGATGACGTTTCATAATGGTTTTTCATTCACATTCATATCGCTTGATCGGCCAAGTATTGGTGCCGGACGTTCATTTGTCGGAATATTCGGAGATGAGATCAAGTATTGGCCCGAAGAGAAGTTTACCAATATTCTAAAGACTGTCCGTGGCTATCGTGCCAAATATGGTGAAAACCCGTGGTATCGTTCCCGTACATTCTGTTCTGATATGTATAATCCAAACCATATCGGAGAATATGGATGGTTTCTAAAACTGGCAAAGCAGATGGATAAGGAAAGAATAATGCTCCTTACCAAAGTATCATTTATCTATAATGATACCAAGAAGACCTATGC